ATAAAGATTCAGAGGACGCGTAACAGCGTCCTCTTTTTAGTGCGACATCGCACAGGAAGGAGAATATGATATGGGTTGGACAGAATATAGAAATGTATTAGATTCATGGTTCGGATACAGCGAGGCAAGAGGTCAGGATGATATCATTATTGATATCTACAATTCGCAGAGAGTGGAATCCTATAAGATGTCACATCAGGATCCGTGGTGCCACGCTACCATATCCGCGGCGGGGTACCAGTCAGGAAACCAGGGGAGAGTGCCTAACACAGCCTACTGCCCGTATGGAATCAACTGGTTCAAGGCAAGGGGATTGTGGACAGGCCGATATGCAGGAAACTACGCTCCGGCTGTAGGAGATATCATCTATTACGACTGGGGCGGAGACGGAGTGTCAGATCATGTTGGAGCGATCATTAAGGTTAGTGGGAACACCCTCACCGTCCGTGAGGGAAACAGAAATGACATGGTATGTGACCGCACGATCAGCAAGTGGAGTAATCTAATCATGGGCTATGGGCGTCCAAATTGGGGAAGCGCCACTATCATTATGCCATCGCCGGTTGTTGTGGAATCCGGAAGCAATGGAGCCTATGGAATCCATAGAAAGGACCTTATCAGGCAGGGACAGCAGCATGCGATCAATTTCACAGGAGTTAAGATTGGCGTGGATGGAATCCGCGGACCTGAGACCAAGAAGGCGGCGATACGCTGCGTACAGCATGCCATGAATATGGACTACAATGCTGGACTGAAAGAAGACGGCATTTGGGGAAAAAAGACAGATGCGGCATTTTCGCAGCATTACGTGTGCGAGGGCGAGACTCAGTACATGGTTACTGCATGGGAGATACTCCTGCTGCTTAACGGATATGATCCTAATGGCGTGGAGCATCCAGGAGAATTCGGAAGCGGATGCGCGGCGGCTACAAGAATGTTCCAGGGGGACAAGTCTCTGGTGCAGGATGAGGTTGCCGGAAGAAAATCATTCCTTACTGCAATCAATTAATAATATCACTAAGGCCCCGGGGCGTAAGAACTCCGGGGCCTATTATTTTGACAAGCTGAGAAATGTTAAAAGAATAAAGCCCGCTGGAAAAACCAACGGGCTTAGAATCAAATATTGAGCCACGAACACTGCGGTTACTATTTAGTAAATGAAATCTCCTATGCTGCTGGTGTAGTATTCATCATAATTCAACCGTAAAGTCGGCCTGCCCTTCCGAGAATGCGGCAGCAGTAGAGCCAAAGTCGATGCTCTGATCGATATTTACATCCTTTGCAGGGTCGATATTGTTCTGGTTAAGGATGTATTCAAACACCATCTCAGGCATGCCGCCTTTGCGGCCGCCAAGAACATCTTTGCCTTTGATATCTTCCCAGGTGAAGTCTGGCATCTCTTCCCGGGCTACCAGGAAGTTGCCGGCCCGCTGGGTCAGCTGGGCGAAGTTGACGACGTAGTCGTTGGCACCCTCGTTGTAGGTGTAGATGGATGCTTCAGATCCCATGAAGCCGATGTCTGCACTGCCTGAAAGAACGGCGGTCATGGTCTTATCGGCGCCAAATCCTGTAACAAGATCGAGGTCGATCCCTTCATCCGCAAAATATCCTTCCTCAATGGCTACATACATCGGTG